ATTCGCTTTCTTCCAACATCTCCAAAAGATGCGGAATCAGATGGTCTTCCATGGGCAAAATACTATGATCATGGCTTTCAAGGTCCAGGTGGTTGGTATATCGAGAAATCTTTAACGTCAATCGGTCTTGACGATCCGTTAGGAAAATATAATAGCGAACTATGGGAATCAGGAATTGAGGCTAACAAAGAGCAAGCACGTAAGCAAAAACGTCGATTGCATTATGTTTCTAACATTTATATCGTTAAAGATACAAAACATCCTGAACATGAAGGAAAAGTGTTTAAATATGTTTATGGTAAGAAAATTTTTGAAAAAATTACTCAAGCCATGAATCCTCAGTTCGAAGATGATAAACCAATCGATCCATTTGATTTCTGGTCTGGTGCAAACTTCAAATTAAAAATTCGTAAAGTTGATGGTTATCAAAATTATGATTTAGCTGAATTTGATAGCGCAGGTCCGTTGTTTGACGACGATGATAAATTAGAAAAACTTTGGAAATCACAATATTCTTTACAAGAATTATTAGAACCTAAAAACTTTAAATCCTATGCAGATTTAGATGCTAGATTAAAAAGAGTTTTAGGTCAAACTAATCAATCAAAATATAAAACTGCTGAAGATTATACAGCAAAATCTCTTGATGAGGTTGAAGATGAAGTATTTGTACAAAACGTAGTTGAAAAGAAAACTACTGCTTCATTTGCTAAAGCAGTAATTGATGATGAAGAAGATGATGATATGAGTTATTTCAGTAAATTAGTCGGTGATGATGACTAAATGAAAAAGGGAGCTTCGGCTCCCTTTTTTTATGCTTCATGAGTATTGGTTCTCCACATATTGCCTTCTTCCATCATTTTTATAGTTGGGTCGTCATTTCTAACAGGAGGCACTGATTTTGCTACCCCAGGATTATTTCTTGGAGGAGCAGCAGCTTGTTGCTGCGCTTGTTGAGGAGCTGTTTGGGTATTTCCCCCTCCTTGTTTCATATTTTCAATACCTTCTAGGTATTCCTTGCTTCCTGTAATATTATTACGCCTTTCATTTAACGCTCCCATTTCCGTACTAATATCTTTTATGCGGTCTTCGTCTTTATTAAATTGTTCTCCGCTAACATTAACTGCCATACTTATGTTTTCGCGTTCGCTTTTTAAACTAGCCTTTTGCGCATCAATATCCCCAACTTCAGCTTGCATATCATCCATTTTAGAATTAGGAACTGGAGATGCTTTATTAGTCGACAACTTTTCTTCATTAGTTTTAGCGCGGTCAGCAGATAATTTATCTTGTCTTTCGTGTATGCTATCTGTATCTTCGTCAAAAAATTCATATTTTGTTGAATTCATTTTATCAACTGCATCATTTAATAAATCAACTTGAGATTTATTATTATCTGGTCCAGTTGTATTTGTTACATTAAGTTTTTCTGAATCTGGAACATCGCTGTATGAGACAGGATTTTCTTGACTGTTTGTTTCTGTATTTAATGAAAAATTATTACTTTCATCTGGGTTATAAGATGCATTAATAAAACCTGTATTATTTGGTTTTTCTATTTTAGTTATTGGTGTTGATGTTTTAGATTTTGATGCAGTTTGTATTTCATCAGATGGAGCATCCCCTACTTTTTTCCCATATGTCGCATAGTGATCAGCTAAAGCTTTTCCATATCTAGAACTAGTTGCATACCCAGAACTGCCCATCTCAGCAATAGCTTGCTCTGGGGTTTGAGCTTTTAATGCTTTATCGTATCTTTTAATTTTATTTTTCTCTAGAAAGTCAAATCTATCTTTAACAGAATCTTCTTCGGATTTATATCCTCTAAATCTAGATTTTTCTTTTGACATTTTACCGTTTCGTTCTTCTGGTGATGATAATTCACCAGTAGGGTCTGTAGTTCCTTGCCCTTTACCTGAATATTTTATACCGAATAAATTATTTTTAGGAACGTGATGCCCTCCTCCAGTCTCTTCTATGCTTTGTGATGCAGCTAAGTGAGCTTGCGCTTCCGGATTTTCTAAACCTCTTTGTTTTGCTTCTTTTAAAGCTAAGTTGTAAACTTTATCGTAATGTTCTTGATAATCTTTATGAGGGTTTTTAGATTTATTCCCCTTAATCGGCTCAGCAGTTTTTTCTGACCCACTAGCTGCTCCAGAATAAGCTAAACCTGCAGCTGCAGCTCCACCAACAGCCGCTCCTTTCAGAACTTTACCAACAGGAATTTTACTTAATACTTTACTCCAAATTCCTGAGCTTTTTTCGGATTCTTCTTTATTTAAATCTACGCTCTCTCTTTCACCGCCACCGAAAATTGGAGATGCGGAACCTCCACCACCGCCACCTTCGTTTTGTCTTGCGCGTAAATTTTCAGAAGATAAATCTCTAGCAATATCTTGTTGAGATTGACCCTTAACCATAGCTGATACGTCTTTGGAAATTCCAACTACAGTGTCATATGTTTTGGATAATATACTATAGATACTGTTTAAAACTTCAACGGCAGTTTTACCCGACATATCACCGCTACCAAAATGACTTTCTCCAGTTGTTCCAGAATCTCCTCCAGAGGGCATTGAACTTAATGTAGCTTCAGCTGAATTACCTGCTGGCATTAGAGCTCCCATACCTCCCGCGACACCTCTAAATGGAGAACTACTGCTACTTCCAACATATGCTCCTAGTGCTGCTCCAGGAATTTTTTCTCCATACTCGCCAAGTAATTCTTTGCCTTTATTTTTTATTTTATCCCATACGCTTTCATCTGTGGTGCCTTCTATAGCACCTTTTAGTATATTTCCAGCTTCATCTACTAATCCAGGAAACTTTTCTGTTCCTGCGTCAACCAATTCTTGAGCTTTATTTTTTGCAGCAAGTTGATCTTCTTCTGATAATGTATTGTAAATTCCAGCTCCGATTCCAGTAGCAGCAGCTCCATACATGCCACCTTTAAGTACACTTTTTCCTAATGTTTTTCCTTCTGATAAAACTTGACGCCCAACAAATTTTCCGGCACCTGCTGCAGCGCCTCCTGCTTTATCTCCCATCCATTCTAAAGTTCTTCTGATATATCCTTTTTTATTTGGAGTAGTTTCGTCTTTAACTTCTTCTTTGGCTTTTTCAACTAATTTTTCTGTATTACTTTTAAATGGCGTAGATTGTTTTCCTGCTTGCTGTCTTTGTTGCTGTACATATTCCTGAGCTTTTTTCTGTGCTTCTGCTTCTTTTTGAGCAGTTGCTGCAGCTTTAGCTTCATCTGCCAATTCAGTTTCGCTTTTAAATACATTACTATATTTTTTTAAAGAAGGAAGTTTTGATCCAATTGCTTCTGCTCCTCCTTTAAATATAGATCCACCAAGTTTTAACCCCCCTTTAACAGCAGCTCCACCAACAGCAAGTCCTGCGACATCAGTACCAAAAGAAATTAATGCTTTTCTTTGATTATCAATAATTTGTTGGTATTCTTTTTGACCTCCAGAAGCTCCGCCTAATTGAGCTGCTTCAACAAATCTTTGAGCATCATCTGCATTTGAAATCTTTTTTAATTGCTCTTGTTGTCTTGAGGTAAGCAAATTTGCTTTTGTTTCCCTATCAACAATATGTTGTCGTTCTACGCTATTCTTTTGAACCCTAGATAATTCTTCTTTTGTTTTATCGTATGCGCCAACAGCAAAATCTTTTGCGCTATCTAAAAATGATGAACCTGAATTATTATTTTCCATTTATTAAATATTCCTATTAGCTTCTTGCTGCTTACGTTTCTCTTCTTTTTCTTTTAAATACTGTATTAATAAACCTATATAAATTTCCCTTTCCCAAGGGATCATGTCTTCCAGCTCAGTTAAACTATACTTATGGTGTTGCATTAATGAAAAGTTAGTTTTATAATAAGTTGTAAGATTAACATTACCAAGAATTAGATAAAAAAATCAAAAATATCTCTTACTTCAATATGATGATCAAAACCGCATTTTACACATACAATATCTAATTTTTTAATTATTTTAGGCTCATTAGCAAAGAATTCTTCTATTTTTAAATATTGTTCAATTGGTAAATCGCCCAACCATGCTACAATATTTTGTACTGGTATATCTTTTGTATTATATACTGAATTTTCATCATAAATAAACTCAACATTTCTTGCAATAATTTCAAGCGTTTCTTCTGGAGTAGGAATCTTATCTCCAATTTTATTATGTTCTAATCTTTGATATTTTAACTTTAATCCAACTTTATCTGAAACTTCAATAGTAGAAGAAATATCAGATTTAGTAGTTTCCAATTCTGTTAATAGATTTAAATCGTAATCCATTACATTATTACATGTTCTTCCATCTTCTAATATATTTTCGCATCTATATTTTAATTCAACAATTTCCGACTCAGATCTTGCTCGTAATTGATAAAATAAAAATTCAGTATCGCTGATTGATAACTCTTCAGTATCAATTGAATCTAAAGTACAATTTGAGATTATTTGTTTTATTGCATCTACTAATGTATTTGGGTCGCCAGATTCTTTTCCCATTGCTAAAATTTTTTGTTCTCTGACAGTATATGGTCTGTATTTTACTGTTAATTCTGAAACAGGTAATTTGACTGTATATACTGGCGATTCAATTTTTGGTAAGAAACTCATATTAAATTTTATCCTCTTTTATATGGTGCAGGTGATGAAACGTTAAAATTTGATAACACTGATGTTGCAGCTAAAGGATTTCCGCTTTTAAATGCTCCTTTTATGGTATTTATTGTGGCTGCAGTTTGAATCGCTGTACCAACTAATTCCATTAATGGGCTTGCAGAATAGTTACCTGATTCTTGTACTTCAAAAAATTCATATTGATATTCAGTATATGCAAATGTTACATTTAATGATTGTGCTTGATTTTGAGCGCTCCAAGCAAGTGGAACTTGATTTATTCCTATAGGAAACGCATCAAATAACTTAACTTGTACAAAAGGTTTTCCATCTATAGTATATTGAGTTATTACTATATCTCTAACATAATCTTTTTTATACTGTACATTGTAAGTTACATCGCTGCTTTGTTTTTCCCACGAAGCTTTCATTAAATTATTTCTGCCAGTTATAGTTGAAATCCAATTAAAAAAAACTCTTCTTGTAGCTTCAACTCCAGCTCCATGAGTATAAAATGATAAGGTTACGTCATTATATCCAGTCATAACTGCGAACTTTTCATTTACTCCATATATTTTTTGATTTACTGTTGCAGTGGATTCTCCAGGTAATTCTGCTGTGTGACAATAAAATTTTATATGGTTATTTATCTCTGTGCCTTTACTTGGTATCGTAACATCGAAATATGCAGTTCTACCAACATCATATTTCAATAGATAATGTAATGCATCTTGATACTTTCCATCGCTGGTTTTTGGTCCAGAACCGCTGAATAAACTTGTTATTCCAGCAAAACTATCCATTAATGCCATTTCGTATTCCTTTTTATAGTGTCATATCTTGTGTAGCCATAGATTCTTTCCACACTTGTTGTTTTGGTTTTTTAACAAATGCTTCTATAGGCAAAGAAGCAGCATACGCCCAATCTTCAGGTGGAATTAATTTTATTCCAGATCTAACATTTGATTTTAAATATTGCTTAAAACATGGTTCAAAAAATGCAAATTCTTGAACACCTTTTAAATTTTCATATTTTATGTTTAATCTATCCAATTTTCCATCTTTAAATACATATTTTTGTGCTAAATTACTTAACAAAATTAATCTTGGTTCGGGCGGTAAATAATGTAAATTTAATCCAGTAAATCCACCTTTGTGTATTCCAGTTAATAAAATTAATGGAAATGTATCATAATATGGTAAGGTTTTTCTTCCTTTTGGGTCATAATGAAAAAGATACATTTTACCGACTTCAAATGTATCAGTTTTATCTTCTGGTTTTAATAATTCTATTTGTTCCTGTTTAAATTCTTCTTTTGTTTCTACCGAAGGACTAGTTAATAACTGGATTTTTTCTTTAAACCATTGAATTGCTTCAGTTGCATTGCGTATTGTAAATTTAAAATGAAATTTTGAATCTAGTGGTTCAGCAGGTCCAGGTGGTTTGTTAATATTCATTTATAATCCTAAATCCTTTTCTGTGAGAACTTTAAATTCCCATTTTCTATCCATACAATATTCTCTTGCTGCTTTCCATTTGGCTTGATTTATTGCGTAAGTACAAACTTCAGTTATATACTGTTTAGTAATTTTCTTTTTAACTTTTGGTTCGTTTGCCTGATATTCGGGCTTTATTTCAAGCAAATAAGTTTTAGTTCTTCCATCCACCCCTTTTACTTTAGCCCAAATATCAGGAAAATATCTATGTAATCTATTATCAACTGGAGATTTATATGGAATAACGCATTCTTCGGATGCCCATTCTAATACCGATGGATTATCGTCCATCCATTTAAATACTCTTAATTCCCAACTTGATCGATATACAATATTACTTGCATTACCTTTATACTTGCTTGGATTTTTTGGAGTATATATCCCTTGCTTATAGTTTCTAGCCATGATAAATATTTATAAATTATTAATATAAATAGTATTTAGTTAAACCAACAAAAAGAATAAAATTATGGCAATAGATCCAAATTCTCCTTTACGAAAATTATATGCAGGTAAAAATGATATGCCTGTATTAATGTACCCGCATGATCTAGGTAGTTCTAGGAAAGGGCATTTTATAACATTTTCAGTATTAGTTCCGACTAAATCAACATATAAAGATTCAGGAGCAGCTAAATCTTCAGCAATCTCAGCATCTAGTCCTGCTGCTGCTCTTAAATCAGCACAAACTGCAATGAATAAAGTTGCTTCTACAGCATCTGCAGTTACAACAGCTGTAGGAGATGCAACAAAAGCAATTCAAACTGCTGCTGCCGTAGCAAATCAAGCTTTATCTACAGCAAATCAAGTTGTTGGTTCAGTAGCATCTGTTGTTGGAGTTGTAGCTGGAGCTAAAAGTATTATATCTGGTTCTATTGCAACTGGATCGATCAGCGGATTTGCTAGTGGCGTGGCTGGATTATCAGTTTTATCAAATGCAGCCACTTCTATTCCTGGAGTTTCTAGTTTCTTAAATGATCCGAGTAAAGCTGCATCGGATGCATTTAATGGAATAAAAGATTTTATAAACAATCCGCTAAAATCGGTTACTGGCGGAATAGCATCCAAAGCTGCTGCTTTTACAAATACAGGTCCAAAATTTACGCCATCAGCAATGAAGCCTTCTGGATATATTAATCTTTATATGCCAGATACTGTATCTATGTCGCAACATGCTGGCTATGGTGACATAAGTATGACTGAAGCATTAGGTATTGCAGGAGGAGTTGCAGAAGGATTAGCTGAATCTGGTAGTATTGCAGATAATACAGCATCATTATATGATAAACTAAAAGGATCTAAAGATTTAGGTAGCGCAATCAAAACAATTAAACAAGCTGATTATGACCCATTAGTATTAGAAGGTGCAGGAAAAATTGCTGGATCAACTGGAGTTGTAGCTAATGGCGGATCTGTTTCGAAATACTTATTAAAGCAAAATGGATATGCAATAAATCCGCAATTTGAAGTTGTTTTTACGCAAATGGATTTTAGAAGATTTCAGTTTGACTTTACGTTTACGCCAAAAAGTAAAGAAGAAGCTGCGACAATAAGAAATATAATAAAATTGTTTAGATATCATTCTGCTCCAGGTATTCACGGAACAAACGAAATGGGTAGATATTTTGATGTTCCTGCTGTATTTCAAATTGAATATATGCATAAAGAAAAGAAAAATTCAAATTTACATTCCTTTGCTCCTTGCGTTTTAGAAACAATTATGGTTGACTATGCTCCAGAAGTTGGTTGGGTTTCTTTTGAAGATGGTATGCCAGTTAAAACTAGGTTAACTCTTCAATTTAAAGAAACTGAAATTATGACTCGCGATAAAATACAACAAGGGTATTAACATATGTCTACATTCTTTTCAACTTACCCTAAAACAATTATTAATAATAGATTAATTACGGATTTGACGGCAAGAGCTGCAATTAGACAAAAATATTCAGATAGATTATCAATTTATTATCCATATGCATTACAAGAAGGCGATACTCCAGAAATAATTGCAGCAAAATATTATGGGGATCCAGAAAGGCATTGGATTGTTATGTTGGCTAACGATACAATTAACCCATTTTTTGATTTTGCTTTAGATTACCAAGTTTTTGACCGATATTTAAATGACAAATATAAAAACGAAGCAAATAGCGTGAATCAATGGGCGAATTCTACTTGGAGAGGGCAATGGAATACAAATCAATATTTTGTCGCAAATACTGTAATTGTTAGTAATACTGCGTTTATTTGCAATAAAACTCATACTCCAACAGTATTTCTTGATGATTTAAAGAAAAATTATTGGACTAGAATTCTTGATGGAGTTTATTGGAAAGATGAATGGCAAGAAAATATGGACTATAACAAAAATGATGTTGTTAGACATAATAATACGATTTATATCTGTACGCAAGATAACCTAGATAACGCAAATAATAATATCACATTTTCTGATGCAAATTACTGGAAAACGTATAGTAATGGAGCAGAATATGCAGCAGTAACAACTTACGGGTATAGAGCCACCACATCTGTATTTGATAGTAATACTAATGCAACAACTGAAAATACAATATTTATTGATAAAAAATCATATAATGGAGAGTATGACGATGACGTATTTAATTATGCTTCAGAAGTAAAAGAATCAGGTAATATTACTAAAACAACAAGTAAAGAACGAATTTCAATATACCAATATGAACAAGAATTAAATGAATCTAAACGAGAAATAAAATTAATTAGAGAAGAATATGTACCTCAATTAGAACAAGAATTAAAAATATTAATGGAAACATATTATGGCTGATGGTTTATTTTATTCGCAAGATGTATCCATAAAAACTTGCAAAATTGTTGGTAATAATGGAGCACCTATTGATATAAAAAATTTAATTGTGGAATTTAATTATTTTGAAGATATTTTTTCTAATTTCGTTAATGGCGCAATAGTAATTAATGATTCTATTGGTATTATACAAATGTTTCAATTTCAAGGTCAAGAGGTACTGATTGTTTCGATAGATAAACCTGGATTAGAAAAACCTTTAAGTAAAACATTAAGAATCTATAAAGTTAGCGGAAGAACTCAAACAAAAACTTCTAATGAAAATTTTGTTTTACATTTTTGTTCAGAAGAAGCTATGTTAAATGAACAATATAAAATATCAAAATCGTATTCAAATACAAAAATTCTTGATATTGTAAAAGATATAGTTAAAAATGATTTACAAATTGATGATAAACTTTTTACAAATCACGATGAAACTACTGGAATGAAAAGTTTAGTTGTTCCAAATTTAAAACCATTACAGGCAATTAATTGGTTAACAACTTTTGCTCAAGCTGATCAAGATAAAAATGCTGGCGCTTTTTATCTATTTTATGAAGATAAAACTGGATTTAATTTTAAATCCGTATTAAATTTATATAAACAGCCGATATTCAGAAAATATCAGTATGAAGAAAAGAATTTAAAAAAAGATTTAGTTACAGATTTAACGAAAGAATTTGTCAACGTTATTGCATTTGAGTCAGTTGGCTCATTTGATTCTGTATCTGCAGTAAAAAGTGGAGCTATGGCAAGTAAAACAATAACAATTGATCCATTAAGGTTAAAATTCGGCGAAAGTAATTATGATTATACCAAATATATTCAAAACGTGCAATCTTTAGATAAAGCGCCAATACCAAATTCAGCTACAAATAGAAAAGGAGATTTGTTAAGTCAAACAGCTGGTGCTGTTAAATTTGTAGTTTCAACCTCTGGCCAAAGCGAAAATAAATATATTAAAGATAAAGAAATTCAAGTTAATGAACATAGACCAGAAGAAACAACTTCTATTAGATCTGCCCAAATGGCTTTAATGTGGTCAAATAGAATAAAACTTGTTGTTGCCGGTGATGTAGAAATGACTGTTGGTAAAATTGTTGAATTTAATAAACCAGAGATAAGTTATAATAATTCTAATAGCAAAGAGAAAAAATCTGATCCATTTTATTCGGGTAGATATCTTGTTACTGCTGTTAGGCATATACTAAATCAAGAAAATAGATTTTTAACAGTATTGGAACTTTGTAAAGATTCATATCCAAATAAATTTAAAGATTTTGATAATTCTGATGCAGGTTGGAAGGGTGTAAGATAATGAGCGCAAAAAGAGGAAATTTCATTGGACATAATGGATTTGTTTGGTGGATTGGGGTAGTCGAGGATAGAATGGATCCCCTTAATCTTGGAAGATGTAGAGTTAGAATTCAAGGATTACATGAATCAACTAAAGGAAAAGTTCCAACCAATACATTACCATGGGCTCAACCCCTATTTTCCATTAATGGTTCTGCTTCGACTCCTACTACATTAAAAGAAGGCGATTTTGTGATGGGATTCTTTATGGATGGTAATGGAACACAATTTCCAATTATTATGGGTATGTTTCATGGTATTCCAGAAGATTCTTCTGATGCTGAAAAAGGATATACCGATCCACGAACTGAAGAGCAATTAAAATCTGCTCCTAGAAAAGTTAAATCGGTTGATTATAGCAAAGCAGGCGGAGCAGTAATTACTGAAGCTCCTTCGGCTAATTCTTACCCAAATAGATTACATGAACCGACAACCAGTCGATTATCTAGAAATGAAGGTATCGAAAATACTATTATTAAAACTAAAAATGATTCAGTAAAAGCAGCTAAAGGACCGAAAGGTGCAACTGCTTGGACAGAACCTAATTCTCCATATAAAACAACTTATCCATACAATCAAGTTGTAAGCACTGAATCAGGACATTATTTTGAGCTTGACGATACGCCTGGAGCTGAACGTATACATATGTATCATAGAAGCGGAACGTTCTCTGAGACCCATCCAGATGGTTCACAGGTCGAGAAGATTGTTAAGGATAAATATACAGTTATATTAAATAATGATAAAGTTTCAATATCTGGAGATTGTTCAGTGACTATTGAGGGGAGTAATAAAGTTTATATTATTGGAAATTGTGATACTACTATTGATGGAAATTATACTATGACGATTAATGGAAATATGACAACAACTGTTGCTGGAACTATAAACCAAACAAGTGGTGGAGCAACTAATATTAAAGGTTCATCAATAAACTTAAACTAAATATGGCAACTAATACTATAAAAAATTTCAGTGGATATGTAGATTTGGATTTAACTTTCCAACCGCATCCAGCAAAAAAAGATTTAATGTTATCTATAGGGGAAGTTGCTGTATCTAGAGCATTAAAAAATTTATTGCTAACAAATTATTATGAAAAACCATTTAAACCGGATTACGGGTCAAATTTAAGAAAATTATTATTTGAACCAATGTCTCCAATTACTACTTCGGCATTATCAAAAGAAGTAGAATATGTTATACGAAATTTCGACAAAAGAGTTACTCTACAATCAGTTGATGTTGAAGCATTGTATGATTATAATGTTTATCAAGTAACAATCACATTTTATATAGAAAATTTAGTCGAACCATTTACAGCAGATTTTATTTTATCTAGACTAAGATAAATAATATTAAAAGGATTTAGGGGATAAATAATGGCTAGTGCCAATTCATCAGTTAATATTGCAGAATTAGATTTTGATGCAATTAAAAATAATTTTAAAGATTATTTACGAGGTCAGGATAAATTTTTTGATTATGACTTCGAAAGTTCAGTTATATCTACAGTATTAGATTTATTAGCATATAATACACATTATAATGCATATTATCTAAACATGGTTGCCAACGAATCATTTTTAGATACAGCTGTAAAAAGAAGTTCTACAGTATCTCATGCAAAATTATTAAATTATACTCCTTCTTCTAGAAGAGCTGCAAAAGCATCGTTAAATATTAAATTTAATGGCGTACCTGCACCAGACGTAAATATCCCAAAATATACAAAATTCTACTCTCAAGCAATAGATAATACTAATTACTCGTTCGTAACTTTAGATGCAATAACAACTACAACAAGTAATGGAGTTGCTCAATTTTATAGTATTCCAGTATATCAAGGACAACTAGTAAAATATACATTTAATGTTAATATGATACAAAATTCGACGTCAACATTTACTATACCAGATACAGATGTTGATACTACAACATTAACAGTTTTAGTTTATGATAATTCACAGTCAACTGTTTTTAATAAATTTGAATTAGCTTCTAATCATTTAACTTTAGATAATACTTCGCAAGTTTATTTTTTACAAGAAGCATTAAATGGTAATTTTGAAATATATTTTGGAGATGGCGTTTTAGGTAAATCATTAACAACTGGAAACGTTATTACTGTTGAATATTTGACTACTAAAGGCGAAGCTCCTAATGGTGCATATAAATTTATATTAATGGATAATGTTGCCGGCGAGTCAAATAAAATTGATGTTACAGAAGTTGCTTCTGGCGGACAAGAAAGGGAATCGATTCAATCTATTAAATTCTCAGCTCCAAAAGCATATGCTTCCCAAAATCGAGCTGTTACTAAATCAGATTATCTTGAATTATTAAAAAGAGATAATCCAATTTTACCAATTCAATCAGTTAATGTTTGGGGAGGAGAAGATATGACTCCTAAACAATTCGGTAAAATGTTTATTTGTATTAAACCCAATGGCGGATATAGTTTATCTGCGTCCCAAAAATACAGATTACTTAATGAATATATTAAACCATTTAGCGTTAT